GTTAGAAATATTGAAACAGGTTGCTATGGTAGACGAATTACAAATGAGATCTTTTCACACAACGATGAAGAAAGAAGAAGAGCTGGTCAATCTATTGATCATTCTGATTCTACTCGAGCAAGATTATGTGCTAATTCAGCAAAAGAACTAGAAAAATGGCATCCTCACAATACAATGTCTTCTAGTTTAGTTTCACCTCTAATTAATAATACATATTATAATCGAGTAACTGGAACATTTAATCGTAATATTGTATTATCAAAAACAAATTTTCCTAAACAATTACAAGCAATAGATAATGCAGGAAATCTTAGCATTTTTAAGATGCAAATAAATCCAAAAGCTTTACGTATGTCTCCTAATGTTCCAGGTGCATTATTTTATCATAATTATCAAAATTGGTTAGATTACAATCCTCTTAGAACAGATATGGACGGTAAAGAAATAGAAACAGTTAGATTAAATATTATTGTTGTAGATCCAAAAAGTGAATATAATGTTGATCTAAACTATTTTACAGATCTTTGGGACGCAACAACATCAACAAATACTTGTTTTAGTATTAATGGAGGATACTACACAGTTGCTGAAAATGTTAATAACTTAACTAGTCATCTTATAAACCAGAAATGTGTAAACGAACAAAGACCGATTGGATTTTGTTTTAATGAAAATGTTACAGATGGAACAAATGGTACATATCTTCCTATACCAAAACCTTACAGATCTCACTTTGGTGTTATATGGTGTGAACATAATAATGTTTTACACATTGATACACATAATGATTTTATGGCTTTACATGAAACTGTAATTGAACCAATTGGCTATTTGCTTGATAATGGTAATATATATACTACAGATCAGCCTGTTATTAAAATGAATGATAGTAAATCAGCAGGAGCTAGAGGAACTACACCAGTAATGCGCCCTGGAAATCATAGAAATTATAAATGGGCTTTTTGTTCAGGAGTTCTTCTGATATACAATAGAAATGTTGTATTTGATTTAGATATTATGCTTAATTCTCAATTCTACGTTGTAGAAAATGATACACCTACTATATATAAAGTACCTGCCATTTCAGCACCTATGTTAGCAACTCGTAATAAACCTCCTACTTTTACAAAATACAAACTTTTACAACAATCTCAAAATAATTACAAATTTAAATCTTCATCTCAAAATGATATTTTTGATTCATATGGTGTAAAAATGTCCAATCGTTATGCAATACACAATGTTATGGGAATTACTACTACAGGAAAAGTTATGTTCTTTTTAGTAGAAGGACGTGGTTTTAACGGAGTTGGACTCGACCGTGTTCAAGTGGCTTATCTAGTTGATAAATTTGACATTGAAAAAGCTATATCTCTTGATGGTGGGTTTAGCGCAAATGCTGTATATAAAATGGATGATGGAACAAAAAGATATGTACAAAATGATCCTCAAAAAAGAAGATTAGGAACTTCAATGACTTTTAGATTTGATCAACCAGGTGATATGCAAGCTCCTGAAAAAATTGGCCATGTAGGATAATATATAACAACATGTTATATATTTATTTAATAATAAAATTCGTTCGAATTCATATATTTGGTCATATCAGGAAACCATGTAGCTCGCGGTTCCAAAAATGTTAATCCATTTTGAATTTTTGAATTTATAAATTGATTCAGCTTATCAAGCTCACACTGTACAGAAATCTTACTTTCTATAGAAATATTTCTATATCGATAGCCTAAAGTAATATGAGGTGAAAGATTAGAATCGTTGTGCCCAACAAGAGGAGAGATTACAGATCTTTGCTTTATCCATTGTTTATTACTGCTATCGTCAAGTAAAACACTTATTCCAAGTCCGTCAAAACTCGATCCAGCAATCCCTTGACCTATAAAATTTTGATGATCACATACTTTATCTATATTATACATTAGTTCATTAAATAAATCTTTATTGATATAATTTTTTGAATCTGTTGCCATGATTTCTTGATAATATTTCTTTTTAAATAGATCGTAAGGTTCCAAGTATGGAATTGGTAGTTCAGGATATTCTTTCTTCATTTTTTCAATATCCATTTCTGTTTTTAAAAAATTTTCTTTCATTGTAAACAACCAATTTTTTTGCATAGGAAGTAGATTATTCGAATGAGCCCATATATTAAAAATCGTCATATGATAAGAGCTTGATGGTAAAGGAGCAAAATAAGATGATAATAATTTATTATTTTTTATGTAATTCTCTACACATGAAAGATCGTTGTCTAACATTGATACAACTGTGTAACCATGAAAAGGTCTATAAGTACCATCTGTATTAACTTTTCTGTTGTAAGCAGTCATTTCTTCTTCTTCTTTTTATAAAAAAACTTTTTGTATTTTCAATTTTAGAAAATGAAATTTATACGAGCTAAAATTAAAAATGTTCTTTAGAACCAAAATTTTGAAAAAGTCGGAGAATAAAAAGATAATCCAAAGGAAATTTTTTAATAATTTTTGAAATTAATTATAAAACTAATTTCAAAAAAGTTTGGCATATCGAAAAACTTTTTAAAATCCGGAGAACATATTTTAATTAATATTATCTTTCAATATATATGCTTTTTATATAGATAAGATGTATATAGGTAAGATGTATATAGCTTTTACGCATTTTTACGCTCATTTTACCTAATGTAATGATAACTCGTAAATAATATTAAAAAAATAAAAAATTATTATATTTATAAATATAAATGGTTACTTATCAAAAAATAGCGATAGGAATTTCAATAATTGTTACAATTATCGCGATAATATCAGTGTTGAGTTATTTATTAATAAAAAATAGTAAAGAAAAATACACTGCATGTACAGGAAAAGTAAATGATGAAGAAAATGAAAATGAAAATGAGAGTGTATATACAGGAAAAGTAAATCAACCTGTATATAGAGGAAAAATAAATAGTAAAGAAAACTACACTGTATATACAGGAAAAGTAAATAATGAACTAACAAATTATATAATAAAGAATTCACAAGGATTGCAATTTTCTACGAATTATCATGGAACAGGAACAGATGGAAATATATATAATCCAGAAAATCAACCAGGGCCCTCATTTTGGAATCCAAACAATGCATTTATTGGAAATGATGGAGAATTACATTTGAGATATATACAAAATGCAGTACATGATTCAAAATCATGGGCGTCAGCAGAGGCACAATTATTATCACCATTAAATTACGGAGATTATTATTATACAGTACAATTTGTAAGTGATGGAGGAGCTGGAGCATATTCAGAAAATAATGATTGGAATACAACATTTGGAGCATATACATTTGCACAAGCAGGATTAGACAAATCAGTAATGTGTGGAAATTATTGTTATGAATCAGTAGATAATCCAAATGCATGTCACGAATTAGATATAATAGAATGGGGGAAGAGTAGAAATCCAAAAAATGTTGGTATAGCACAATGGGGAACACAACCATGGTTTGATCCGAATAGTACGAATTGTAATTTTAATTCAACAAATTTAGATAGATCGGCGTGGAATTTTAAACAAGCAGATTGGGATGCGATAGGAGCAGCGAATAATAATATAACATTTAGAATGAATTGGACACAGACACCAAAAAATCTGGAATTTTGGGCAGCACCAGGAGATTATGGTACACAACCATGGAATAATGGATTTCTAGATAATGTAAAATGGCATTTTCATTATTCTGGGGATTCTAGAAATATACCAATTGTTGATGGAAAAACATATCTTATGTTTAATTTATGGGCACCTGGAGTTCTACCGAATATAGGACCATCAGATGGCAAACCAAAAGAAGTAATAATAAAGAATATAGCAGTACCGCCAAGTGTAGTACCACCACCACAACCATCAACAGATGAAGTATGTAAAATAATTGGACAATTTTGTGATTTAAATGGATCACTTTCACAAAGTTTAGATAAAGGATTTACAATGTTATGTACAAAATCAATTAAATGGTGCTGGGATTGTAATGGATTTCCAATAAATTCTAATGTATCTCCAAAGGCATGTATACAGGGAAGTACATGTACTATGGATAATTTATGTGATTATGTAGGAGACATGTGGTATTATTTAGAAGTATTAAGAAACAATTTATCACAAACATTTGCAGCTTATTATGATAGAAAAAGTCTAAATTATACACCTATACAAACAGTAAGTGTTGAAGTACCAAAGGAATTACAAAGTGGAGGAAGTGGATGTAATTCTGGAAATGTATTAGTATTCGCGCAACAAGCATTTGCTACTTTATCAGCTATATCAGATGAAGTAGGACAAAGATTTACCAATATAATAGCTCTATCAGGTTGTAATTACTAAAAATTTGCTTTAGAATCAAAATTTTATAAAGTCGCAGGTGTAAAAGATAATCCAAAGGAAATTTTTTAAGAATTTTTGAAATTAATTTTAAATGTTCAGCTGAACATTTAAAAACATTATAAACCTATGTAAAGTAGGTGTAAATGAATTCAAACACTTGAATTTTGTTGATAAAACGAAAGAGGCATATTTCTTACGTAGTCTCGAAGCCTACTTATCCCTGCTGACGCATATGAATTGTATGGACTATTAACAGTTTGCACAGCAGCATCGTATGCTCCAGGTGTACGTAATTCTCGTGTATATCGAGGATTAATACGAGCATAATATGCTAGTAATTCTTCTGCTGTTCTTGATCTATGAGATTCGCGGAATACAGGATCTCCTATTCTTCGTTGTACCTCTAATAATGCATGAAAAAACGAAGAATTTGTAGAAAGTGCAAAATACTCAGGTATATTGTCAATAATATCAAGATCGTAACCACACTCAATCAAAAAATTTCTTATTTCATTAGCACTTCTTCCGGTATCGCGGTAGCTGTTGCCGGGATAACGAGACGCAATCAAAGAATTTCTTATTTCATTAGCACTTAGTCCGGTATCGAGGTATCTGTTAACGGGAGCGCGAACCGGAACCGGAACTGGAACCGGAACCGGTTCCCGTTTTACATCTATTGGAGTTTTAAGTCTTTTATCACTACCTTTTGTATATTCAGCACAAAACTCTAAAATTGGAACCCAGTGTTCACCTTTTTGATTTTTATACTTTTCTATAAATTGATCTATTACATTTTTTAAAGCATGATTTGGAAAAATGAGACCAGTTAGACGAAGCCTTGTAAAAGGACACACAGGATTACTACTTCTAATAAGTCGTGTTATATATTCTCTCTCAAAAGTATGTCCAGAACTACACGTAACCGGATCTATGAAGCTGTTCTGACTTAT